ATGTCTCACCGTCAATTGCCATTTGCAAGCATTCTTTGGTAGTGGGTTTCTTGATCATCAACTCCAAGTGACCCCAAGCATGTAGAATCTCTTGATCTGCGGTGTGTTCAAAATGTTTTGCTATTTCTTCATTACCTTCTTCTCGGGCAATCTTTGCAAAATACCGATATTTAGTATGTGCTTGTGACTCGCCGGCAAATGCGTCGGCTAAGTTTTGCATTGTTTGTGACATAAATTCTCCTAGTGTGTCTAAAAGTATTTATCTAGTCACAAACACTCAATCTTCTTTTATATGCAATCCATTACTGCGTTTGACTCTAGAATTTTCTACATCTTGGTCAAAACGTTGTTCATGTATAGTCTTGTGTCCAAATACTTTTACACTGTGACATAACAAACATCTTGGATTACCGCAATCTAATGCATGATGTTTTGTTAATCTATTTGGTTCTTTAATATACTTTTCAATTCCAGCTGATTTAGCAATTTTCAATTGTTTATTGATGGCATTATCATCCTTAAGTAAACGTTTACTATGCTTGATTTTATCTTGTTCAGTACTCATTTAATGCTTTTTTCTATAATCTTCTACTGCGGCTTTGATGGCATCTTCGGCAAGAATGGAGCAGTGGATTTTAACTGGGGGGAGGGCGAGGTGTTCGGCGATGGTTGAGTTCGTGATGGTGCTAGCTTCATCCAATGTTTTACCCTTGACCCACTCTGTGACAAGACTTGAACTAGCAATTGCCGACCCGCACCCATATGTCTTAAATTTGGCATCTGTGATTAACCCCGTTTCCTTATCTACTTTAATTTGCAGTTTCATCAGGTCTCCGCACGCCGGAGCACCTACTAATCCTGTACCTACATTTTCTTCAGCTTTGGAAAAACTTCCTGCATTGCGGGGGTTTTCATAATGATCTATAACTTGTTTACTGTAGGACATTAAAGTCTCCTGTACTCTATTTATTCCATGAATCGTCTGCTATTACAATCCAGCCTAATTTTAACAAATCTTCACGGATTTCATCTGTAACTACACTTTCAGCAACATGGGCTTTCAATTCAAGCATTCTTTCTCTTTCATGTTGACTTAGAGGGTTAGCTGCATTGTTTAATTCAGTATCTATTTCAATATTATCAACTATACCACTACAGTACCAAGACATATAGTCACCTTCTTCACGCATGTCAGCAATGATTCCACCTGCATGTCTCCAACTACAACTCCATTTTTTCTCTGTTAATATAGGCCATGCATCGTTACGAGTGAAATCATTATTGCATATTGCTGCGTATAGATGTTGAGCATAGATTTTATCACATTTGGCTTTCTCTATGATCCATTCAGTTGTACGCAAGTCATACTCTAAGTTATCTTTACACCACTCTGGGTCCACAGCATGTTCTTTATCCTGTTCCTCATAATCCAGATAAAGATTTATCATGCCCTTAGCAGTGATGTCATTTGGATCTTTTGCCAAATTTTCACGATATCTTTTAATATTGAACTCATATCTAGTTGGACTTCTGTTCATTCTTCACCTTCTGTTTGCTATAGAAAATGTGATTACCAATTTTTGCTACTTGTTTATAGGGCCAAGATGGATCAATGTTAATTGAATGAAAGAACAAGGTTGTTTTTGGAACAACATCTTTGTACATACCCATCATTGTTTGAAATGCAATCATTTCTGCTTGCTTATATGTTGCGCTTGCTTTATTTAATTCACCTTTATCTTCACAAACCCAACTAAATTGACATATAACATTTTCATTGATTACTGTCTTTTGGTAGATTACTTTGCACGGTGTTTCAGCAAAACCATGATTAACACGATTCATTACTACTCTTGCTACCGCGGCTTGTCCAAGCATTGTTTCCCCACCTGCTTCATAGAAGATATTTTTTGCCATACATGCAACCTGTTTCAAATCAATTTTCTTTAGATTAGCAGTAATCCCTGGAAAACTATATAATGATTGCGTAGACAAAGGAACAGCCATGACAGTTAAAAACAGCATGGATATTAAGATTATCTTATTTTTTAATAATAAAAACATAATTTCCTTTCCTGTAGTATACTACAGTTTTAATAATTAACCAAATAGTTTGGTTAATTTACCCAGCAGTCACAATTGCATGTGATTACTTGTTCAATTGCTTGTGCAACTGAAATTGATGATGGTAACAACGATGAAATAAATGATGGATTTGCTGGATTTGCTGGATTTGCTGGATTTGCTGGATTTAGTGCCGGTGGAATTAGATTAGTATGAGGTGATCCTGCTAAACTTCCCGGAACAATAGGCCCACCAGGCACCCCAAAATCAAAGAACGGACCAGTGATAGCTAATTGGCTTATGCCCAATGTACCAATTCCTATATCGGGTCCGGGAACCCCAGCTAATACTGCTGCAACACTAGAATTTGGCGGAGTAATGATAGTATTAACCACAGTGGTTACATCGGGAATATTATCGTCAAGTGTTATTCCAACTTCTGATAGCCTCACTTGGTTTCTTTCTGCTCTCATTGCAGCAACAATACTTTGACCAGCAACAAGAGTTAAATCAGAGATAGCTTCTAAATTTTGTGCAGATAAATTAGGTGCTGTTAATATAGCATAGTTAGGTAATAAATCGGTGAAACTATAAATCATCAATGGGTAGGGAAACAAATCACCATTCTTACCAGAAATTCTAGGTGACGGTATCGCTGCCAACCCAGTGTCTCTTGCTAGTTGCTCACTAGCTAATTGTGTAGCAGTGGCACTATACAAATCATTTAGTTCAGATGCTTGTTCTGGGTTCGTTGTGCGTATTGTTGTTATTTCAGTATTAACTAAATCTATCTGGGCTTGCACCGCAGCATCTAACCCCAACGAAGGACCCTGTGTTGCTGTATACAGATTACTATAAATTGTTGGTAGATTTCCAGTTGGCATGTTAGATATTGCATTCTGCAAATTAACCCAATCGTACGGTAATCCTGACATACAGCCAAAAAAGTCTGAGTACGTGTATAAATTGTTAGTTCCGGTGCCTAGTGCCACCAAAGATAATGCAGCCTGCGCTTCTGCTGCATCAGTGGGTATATTAGTACCATTAGTTAACGGTAGACCTTCAATAGTTTCTAAGCTAGCAACTACTTGTGCAAATTTTTCTATATCAATTTTTCTTATATTATTTACTTGCTGCATCGTTGCACTAAACGCACCTGCTGCGGTAGCGATATCACTAGGTAATATACCATCTAGATATGACCCAAATCCTTCAGCTAAAATCTGTAAATTAACCGGAACAATCGTATTAGCAGTAGTAGAATTATTAACAATTGTAGTTGAAGTGGTATTAGTATTGGCAGTAACATTAAATGCATCACCAGTGGTACTTGTTCCAGGATTTCCAAAAGAATAGCTACTAGAGCTTCCGTCAAGCAATGATAAGAAATTATTTACTGTTGTCATTATATGTCACTTATTACGTTTGTTATTGTTATCCACTATCTCTTCCACCAGAATCACCGCCACTAAAATTGCCGTTACCAGAATCACCAGCATTGCGCTGGCCAACCTCGTTTACTAGTTCTACTGGTGGTAGTGGTGGAATACTTGCTCCAATTACTGCTTTTATTGCAGGGGCAGTCAATGCAGGGGACACCGTTGTGACAGTATATATAGGATAATATGTTTTACTATTAGTTGGTCCCGGTACTGCATTGTAGATCGGCACGGTTAATGTTAAATAACTTTCAGGGAACATCTTCTTAACATTCAGTAAATCAGCTAATGTTACTAATCCAGCAGTGTTACAATTTAATGCTACTAATATTGTAGCTAAATCTATACCCGCAATTACTAAAAAGGCTGAATAAACTTTTTGCTGTTGATCTTTAGATACATTAGTATTATTTGCTATTTGATTTATCTCATCACTAGTCAATCCAGTAGACAATAATGCCACAACTAGTGAAGGGGTCAATGCATTATATTTTTTAAGAGTTGCTAATAGATTAGAAGGGTATCCAAATGTCCATATAGTAGACAAGTCTAATGCTTTACCTAGATTGATTAAATCTGTACCAAATACACTAGTTGACAAACTTATCCCAGTAACATCAGCAGTGATTAAATCATTCATGTTACTATATGTACCATCTAAAAACGTCAATGAATTATACATTGCTGTTATTGATTGGTTGGAATACTCAATAAATGATCCAGCACTAATGAATGATCCTACAAAGTCATTGTACATTCCAGAAAGTGCTAGTGTATTATTATAATTAAATTCAGAATATGCTTGTAGTGGAAATATTCTAATATATCCATAACTAGCATTTTGACCCGTATAAGATATATTATAACTTTCACTTTGAGAATAGTTAGGCGGGATACTATTACCCAGTGCAGGTATAGTTGAACTTCCCATAGATATAAGATTGTTATAAGTGGTTAAACTTAAATCACCTGCGTTGTATCTAACCCAGCCCTGTCGTATAGCGTTTGTTGCATTGTTTAATACTGTATTTGATATTATAGTACCGTAAGTGTAATTATTAGCACCAGTACTTGAACCAACAATATTAGCTGTGGGTTGATTAATCCAAAAGCCTTTGCCTTGGAGTAAACCACTCATTACATTAACGCCTAACGGGCTTTGTTTTCCTGTATTGCTCATGGTACAAATATATCAGGACTACCTTGAATGATACTATGTCCACAAGTGTTTCCTGACCCTATTCTTAATACAGGGTCACCCTCTGCGAATACTGTAGGGCTCCCTTGTGTTGTAGTGGGTGCAGCATGTGGCGGATGAGGGCGGCCCCACGGGGCATGAGGAGTAATACCGCTTACATGCAATCCAACGGGTATTCCATTAGCAAATACCGTGGCGGCGCCGCGAATAATTGTCCCGCCTGTTTGATTTGCATCACCCTTCCTACTCAATGCTGCCATCTTACCCCATTACAATTTTCTTATCTGGTAACTTAATACCAGTTGTTGCCTCAATATACTTATCTTTGATATTATCATCAGTGTTAGCATAAAACGCAATCGCACTAGTATTTAGCGTAACATTTCCTCGTGCCTCTGCGGTAAACATGCTGGGAATCATCTGCATTCCCTGTTGACTTGGTGCAATTGATACTGGATCTGTTACTATGATATTGTCACGAGTTATCTCAATAACTTTAGTGATTACTTCTTCACCACTATTCAACTTGATGGTATATATTTTTCCTGCTTCCATTAGACACTTTCTGTTAATTTTTTCTTGAGTTCCGTGAACCCACCCACAAGTTCTCCATCTAGGAAGATTTGTGGAACTGTACGAGCAGTTGGTACTGCTTCTAGTAATTCTTCTTTTGTATAACCGTCTCCGATTTTCTTTTCTTCAAACATTATCCCTTTGCTCTTTAGCAATGCTTTTGCTTGGTCACAATAAGGACAGTGGTACCTACTCCATAATACTGCTTTCATTTTTTCCTTTTATAAATTTGGTAATTGATCGTAATCAAGTTGTTCACTCATTACACCCAAAACGTAATTAGTGCTTTCAGTTTCTTGTAATGCTGATTGCTTCTTACTAGTATCAACGTGTTTAGTAAACCAGGGTATAGGAGTAGATTTTGGACTGTTTCCTTGATACTTAATACCAATCTCTTTCAATGCCCCTACTGCTGTATAATCAACAAAGTCTTTCAATACATTGGCATTCAATCCAATGACAGGACCTTTGTTAAACAAATAATCTGCCCAGGCTTTTTCTTCACGGATAACATCTGCATATAATGCATATACTTCACCTTCACATTGACCTTTAATATCAGCAAAGCGTTGGTCATCTTTGATTACTTGATTAATAATGTAGGCAGTCCAGCCTTTATGGAGAAGTTCATCTTGGAGAATTAAACTGATAATATTGCCATTACCAATAAAGATTTTGTTCTCAACCATTGCTAGACTAGTAGCAAATGATACCATAAAGCGGAATGCTTCCAAAGCGTATGAAGCATGTAAAGCCATCCAAATTGCTCTTACATGCTCAATTTCTTCTACGGGTTGACCTAACGCTTTTGCACAGTTGATCCTGTGTAGGTCTTCATAATACTTGCCAACACTACTGGCCATGTCAATAATTTCTTGTGTATCATGTATAGTGTTGAATACTTCTTTAGGCACATTATAAATGTTACGGATAATGTGACTATAACTCTTACTATGAATATTAGTTTCAAAGAAGGTCCAATTGTATATCAATGCTTCTAATTCAGGTAAGCTGACTACCGGCATGAATACTTGACTTGGTGCTCGTCCTTGTAAACTATCTAATGCTGTTTGTCTTAACAAGTTACTAGTGAAGATATGTTTAACTGCATCACTAGCATCTTTGAAGTCGTTGGCATCTTTTGTTAAACTGATTTCTTCTGGTTGCCAAAAGAATCCTCTTGCTGTTTCTTCAAA